TTACGAATTCAGAAAAGGAATGCAATGGGAACTAGGGTATGCTACTCTACCAGCTCCTAATTGGGATCAAAACACAGTAACTGACGAAGATTTTGCTAAAGCCGGTAAGAAAGTTTTAAAGAACTTATCTTCTGATCCTAACTACTATACTATTTTGATATCTAATAAAGGTGAAAAACCTAAAAAAGTAAAAGAGGTTAAAGTAGAGGAGGATGGAATGGCTAAAATTAAAGGCGTAGAAAAAGTAACAGCTAATGTTCAAACATCTTTAGGTAAAAAAGAAAGAGGTAAAAAGCATCCTGAAGGTGTTAAAGAGATGAGAGGTACTAAAAGGACTTTCTCTAAAATAAAATTAATGAAGGAAGGCGATTTGAACGCGGCATTAGATAAAAACCTTCGTAAGTTGTTTAAATAAGAATATGGCTAAGCAAGTATTAATTGATTATATGTTATTTGAACCTAGCCCTCGTATGTTAAACGAGGCTAGAATGAATCCTAGCAAGAATTTAATTGTAGAAGGGAAGGTTCAAGCAGCCGGTAAGCCTAACGCTAACCGTAGAGTATATGATTTCGATACATTAAGACGTGAAGTAGATAAATACGTTAAAGGGCCTATAGCAGAAAAAAGAGCTACAGGAGAACTAGATCACCCAGAAACTTCAGTAATAAACTTAAAAAACGTTTGCCATTTAATTACCGAATTATGGTGGGAAGGACAAGATCTTTACGGAAGATTCGAAGTTTTACCTACACCATCTGGTAATATATTAAAAGAATTATTCCTTAATGGGATAAATATTGGAGTATCTTCTAGAGCTTTAGGCTCTACATCCCCTTTAGGGGAAGGATTGGTACAAGTAGAAGACGATTTGGAGTTAATCTGTTGGGACTTTGTTTCGACACCTTCAACTTATGGTGCCTTTGTTAAGCCTGTAGGAGGGTTACAAGAAGGGTACACGCCAATCCTAGAAGATTCTTACGGAAAAGTGCACTCCTTGATCTCTGATATCCTTTGCACCCAGACAGGAATCTGCTGTTTAAATTAATTTTTTTTTCTCGATCTAGCATTCTCGGCTAGATATGTATATTTATGAATATATAAGCTATCTCAATATAGCTTTAATCATAACAATCCAATATTGTCCTCTAAATAGGCAATCCCGATAATTTATTTATTATGTCAAAACAAGATCTGTACAAACAGGCTATCGCTGATGCTAAGCAGTTGAAAGATATTACAATGGAAGCAGCTAAGCAGCAAATTGCCGAAGCATTTACTCCTAAGATTCAGGAGATGTTTCGCTTAAAAGTAAACGAACTCGAAGAAGAGTACGATGATGATACAACATCAGGAGATATGGAAGAATCCATAGATATTATGGATGAGGCTACTCTAGATGAAATTCTTGCAGAATTAACTGCCGAAGAAGGTAAGGAGAAAATGGAAGAAGATAATTTAGAAGAAGGCTTAGACAGTCACGATATGGAAGAAGCTAAGAAAGACGACGAAGATGAAGATAAAGCCGAAATGAAAGCTGGAGACGAAGCTGAGGAAGAATCACAAGAAGTTGCTGAATTGTCAGTAGAAGAGTTTAAAAAGTTAGTTCGCGATGTTGTGGCTGATGTACTTGCTAATAACGCTGGCGAGGAAGCAGGAGAAGAAGGTCTAGATGATTTAGATGCAATGGCTGGTGACGGCGAAGATTCTATTAGTCTAGATGAAATTTTAGCAGAACTTCAAGAAGAAGAAGCTATTGAAGAAGCTAAAAAAATGATGGATGGTCACCACAAAGAGGATCATATGCATAAAATGAAAGAAGCTATGAAAATGATGGATGGTCACCACAAAGAGGATCATATGCATAAAATGAAAGAAGCTATGAAAATGAAGAAAAGTCATCACGAAGAAGAAGAAGATATGCATAAAATGGAAGAAGAGTTATATAAAGCTAACGCAACTATTCAAGAGTTACGTAGTTCTATTAACGAATTAAATCTATTTAATGCTAAGTTACTTTATACTTCTAAAATTTTCGAATCTAAAAACTTATCATCGTCCCAAAAAGCTAAAGTACTTAATGCATTCGACCGTGCTAATACAGTAAAAGAAGTTAAAAACACTTATAGTGTACTTAATGAAAACTTTATCGCACCAGAGAAAAATCAAATAAAAGAATCTATCGGATTTGCTTCTAAGCCGATGGGAAATGCACCAGGAAAGTTAATTGTAGAGTCTGATTCTATTAGAACTCGTATGCAACAACTTGCTGGTATTTTAAAACCAAATATTTAATTTAAATTTTTAATAAGAGATGTCAAATACATTACATTCGTTGCTTGAATCTGCTAACCCGTACCATACAGTTCAATCTGATGCTGCGCGTTTAGTTAAGAAGTGGGGCAAATCCGGCTTGCTAGAAGGTCTTGAAGGCCAAAACAAGCAAAACATGGCTATGATTCTAGAGAATCAAGCAAAACAATTAGTAGTAGAATCTTCTGGTACTGGTGGTGGTACAACTTCAGGTGCTAACTTTACAGTTGGTACTGGTGAACAATGGGCTGGTGTAGCTCTTCCTTTGGTGCGTAAAGTATTCGGACAAATTGCTTCTAAAGAATTTGTTTCAGTACAACCAATGAACTTACCTGCTGGTTTAATTTTCTATCTAGATTTCCAATACGGAACTTCTGGTGTAGATCCTTTCTCTACTGGAGCAACTTCTGGTTCATTATTCGGTTACCAAACTAACGTAGGTGACAGTGGATTCGGTAACTCTGCTAACGGTGGTCTTTATGATGCTGGTCGTTTCGGTTATTCAATTAACCAATTCTCTGCATCTGTAGCTTATAACGCTTCTGGTGTCGCAGTAGCTTCTGCTTCTTGGTCTGATGTTAATTTTGATTCTGCATTCTCTGCTTCTATTGCTTTAGCAGCTGGTGCAATGTCAATCAAGAAAATAACTGTACCTACAGCGTCCATCGATTCTAACATTGATCCTAACGCTATTCGTTCATTTATTATAACTTCAGGATCAATTGCAGTTGGTGATAACTTACAACGTTTCCACCGTTTAGATGGAGGTAATGCAATCTTCTTAGTATCTGCTTCAAATGCTGAAGCTATTGCTGGAGGTGGTATCTATACTGTAGATTATAGCAAGAAAACAGGATTTGCTACTCGTGGTGACTTCGAAGATTCTACTGCAGGATATGCTTATCCAAACGCTCAGTCTGCAACATCTATCGTTATACCAGAAATTAACGTACAGATGCGCTCTGAGGCTATCTCTGCTAAGACTCGTAAGTTAAAAGCACAATGGACTCCAGAATTTGCTCAAGACTTAAATGCTTACCATTCATTAGATGCTGAAGCTGAATTAACTTCTATGTTATCTGAATATATCTCTTTAGAGATTGACTTAGAAATCTTAGATATGTTGATCCAAAACGCTCCTATCACTGAGTATTGGTCTGCAAAAGTAGGTGATCAAATCAATGCTACTACTACTGCATTCGATAGTAACACATCAGGTGTATTCTACACTCAAATGTCTTGGTTCCAAACTTTAGGTATTAAGTTACAAAAAGTTTCTAATACAATTCATCAGCGTACATTACGTGGTGGTGCTAACTTCTTAGTATGTTCTCCAGCTGTATCGACTATTTTGGAATCTATTCCAGGATTTGCCGCTGATACAGACGGTGCTGCAGACAACATGAAGTATGCATTCGGTGTTCAAAAAGTAGGTCAATTGAATTCTCGTTACAAAGTGTACAAGAATCCATATATGCTTGAGAACGTTATTTTAATGGGCTTCCGTGGTAACCAATTCTTAGAGACTGGTGCCGTTTACGCTCCTTATATTCCATTAATTATGACTCCATTAGTGTACGATCCAAATACATTTACTCCACGTAAAGGTATCATGACTCGTTACGCTAAGAAAATGGTTCGCCCAGAGTTTTATGGAAAAGTATTAGTTGCTGGATTGAACATTGTTTAATCTTAACTAATAATTCGAGTAAGAGTAATTAAAGCAAGCCTCCTTTGGGGGCTTGTTTTTTTATTTACGAGAGCTTCCCTATTTATATAAAACTACATTGTAATTAAATGGCAAACAAACCTATATGGCCAGGGTCTAGCTCATTCTATACTGGAAGTACTCCATTTGGATTTTACGATTCCGATTCTTCTTTCCAATCTGACGCTAATAAAGTAGCTGTATTCTGTGCAAGAAAGCTTGGCTATCCTATAATGGAGGTTGAGCTTCAAGACATTAACTTCTTTTCTTGTTTTGAAGAAGCAGTAACTACCTACGGTAATGAAGTTTATCTAATGAAAATTAGAGATAACTATTTAAGCCTAGAAGGTTCGCTTACCGGCTCAGCATTAAATAACACAGTAGTAAACCCTGGGTTAGCCAATCTTATAGCTGTAGCTGACAATTACGGCCAGCAAATAGGTGTAGGAGGGTACGTTGAATGGCGTTCGGGGTCGGTTGAACTAGAAGCACGTAAACAAGTTTATGACCTTAATGCTTGGGCATCATCTTCAGCTTCTTTACAGCCTGGAGATTCAATAAGAATACAGAGAGTATTTTACCAACAGACACCTGCTATAGTTCGTTACTTCGACCCTTATTTAGGTTCAGGTTACAACTACCAAGGCTTAATGGAAACGTTTGGTTGGGGTTCTTATTCTCCTGCAGTATCTTATATGATGTTTCCTTTATATTGGGATATACAAAGAATACAGGCGATTGAGATGTCTGACCAAGTAAGACGTTCACAATTTTCTTTTGAGTTAACAGATAATAAATTAAAAGTATTCCCTATACCAGGAGACGCTGTAGGGCATATGTGGTTTGAATATACAACAGAATTTGATGCAAGAAATCCAGCAAACGGTCCATACTCTGGGTCTAGAAATTTGGTCACGAACGTTAGTAATGTACCGTTCGCTAATCCTACATACAGTCAAATCAATTCTCCGGGGAGATATTGGATATTTGAGTACACTTCTGCTTTAGCTAAAGAAGCTTTAGCTTACATAAGAGGTAAGTACTCTGTTATACCTGTACCAGGAGACGAGACGACTTTAAACCAGGCTGATTTATTAACAGATGCAAGAACAGAAAAAGCTTCGCTACTAGAAAAATTAAGAGGAGATTTAGAGCAAACCACAAGACAGAGTCAGTTAGAGAGAAAACAAGCAGAGACTTTAGCTATGAAATCTACTTTAGATAACATACCGTTAATGATTTACATAGGATAAGATGGCATTATTTGGATACGGTTCAGATGTTTCTACATTTAAGACTATCTCAAGAGAGTTAGTACAAGATGTCATTAGTCAGCAAATAGGTTACTACAAGCTTAACTTAGACGACACTACTATTAATTTTTACGGAGAGTCTTTAAGTAAAAATTATATTGGACCTGTACTGCTTTTCTGTCTTATAGAGAGAGGTGATTTTAATGTAGGAGTAGATGATTTAACTGTTGATACAACTCGAGAGGTAGTATTTAGAATAGCTACAGATGACATTGTTGCAGCTAATATAGTACCGGAAATCGGCGATGTAGTTATGTATAACGAATTATATTATCAAGTAGATAATGTTAACGCTAATCAGTTAGTAATGGGTAAAGACGCAGACTACTCATACTCGCAAGGAATGCAAAAATTTGGTAGTAATGATAGCTACTCATATACATTGACTACTCATTATACAAGAGGAGAAAAAATAGGAATAACCCAAACTATACCGGATGCCTAATACATATCGACCAAGGCCTGAGAATCGTAGAGAATTTATGGATAAGTTAGTTACTCCATACGATCCTACTATGGGGAACCCTAACCAGGTATACTCTGAAGAAATAAAACCTGGTCAAGCCGAATTCAATAGATCTTTAGAGATCTCAATGAAAGGAGATGATACAGTAAGTATAGCTGTAGGTCTTGAGGATATGGATCAAGCTATATCTTTTTATTTTCATAATGTACTAAAGCTGTCAGTTTTTCAAAATAATAGAAAGAGATTAGTACCAGTAGTATATAGCTCACCAGAAAAATGGAAATCTATACAAGCAGATGGCTTTCTTAGAGACTCATCAGGTAAAATACAAGCTCCGTTAATTACTTTTAGGAGAGATAATCTTGAACCTAATCGTTCGTTAGGTAATAAATTAGACGGAAATCAAATACATAATTTTATTTTATTTGAGAAGAAGTATAATAAGAGAAACTTTTACGATAACTTTAATATATTAACTAATTCAAAACCTTCTAAAGAGTTTATAGTAGCGTTTCCTCCTGATTATGTTACATTAACATATACAGTAGTAATGTTTACTGACTTTGTAGAGCAAATGAATCAATTGATAGAATCTATAAATTTTGCTTCTAATTCATATTGGGGAGATCCTTCTAAATTTCAATTTAAAGCTAGGATAGATTCTTTTCCTACATCTGTATTACTAGAAGCAGGCTCAGATAGGACGTTAAGGAGTACATTTCAAATAATTTTAAACGGATATATTATTCCCGATAGTATAAACAGAGATATGGCTAATGCTAAGAAAGCATTTGGTACAGCTCAGATACAGTTTGGATTAGAGACATCTACTTCTAGTGAAATGTTTACTGTACAGCAGTTACAAGGAACAGCTAGATCACTTAACGGTGTTCAAGTTAATGATTCAGTTAATATAAGCAATATATCAAACACCTTTACTATTGACCCAGCTGACTTAGAATATTTAAGTGTTTCTAAAGCAAAGACTGCTACAGTAAATTCTGGAACTACTGCTACATTTAGTAGTACTTATATCTTACAACCTACAGGAGGGTCAGGATTACCGCCTACTACTAAAGATAACTTTAGTTTTTACGCTAACGGTATAACGATTCCAGGAAAAGATATAGTTAGCTTTGTTGAAGTCGGTTCGAATGTAGTTTTAACAGTCAATTCTGCAACATTAGGCTACTTATTAACTAATAGCGATGCAACATCAAAAGAAATTATAGGAGTAGGAAAATTCGGCTAACATGGCAAGAGTTACATTAGATCAAATAGAAGTACCTTTAAGAGTATCCGGTAGTCAACTAATAGCTACTGGTAGCTTTGTTGTCTCTGGGTCTGCCACAATCTTACAGACGAACCCTAATACTCCTTCATTAAGAGTTTCAGGTTCATTCTACGTTACGGATTCACCTAATGTAGAATCTGGTTCTTATAATGGCAATCCTGTTGACGGAGGTAGTTTTTAATTCGGAGTTATGGCACTACATATAATTAATTCCAGCGGTTCAGGAAGCTTATCTTTCGTTAATGTTTCAAACAGTGGCGGTATATCTTATATTCTTTCCGGCTCATCAGTACCGGGTCCTATATTAACACAAACACCTACTAATAGCAGTACTGTTACTCCAACATTAACCCAAACACCTACTAATAGCAGTACTGTTACTCCAACATTAACCCAAACACCAACTAACAGCAGTACCTCTACGCCTACGTCAACCTATACTCCTACAACAACCCTGACGCCAACTAATTCAGGTACTTTAACTCCAACATTAACGTCTACAGCTACTAATAGCAGTACCTCTACGCCTACGTCAACCTATACTCCTACTGTAACATCTACGCAAACATCGACACCTACCCCTACTCAAACATTAACTCCAACTTCAACGCCAACAGTAACAGTACCTTTAAATACATTTAATGTAACTGCTAATGGTTTCTCTTCGTATATAATAAACGGAGTATCTAATTTAACCTTAAGTGTAACCGAAGGACAAACTTATACCTTTAATATAAATGCGAGTGGACATCCGTTTTGGATTAATACAGTAAGCTCAACAGGTACAGGAAACGCCTATAGTAATGGAGTAACTAATAACGGAACGGCTAATGGAACAATAACTTTCGTAGTTCCATATGCCGCACCTTCTACCCTTTATTATAATTGTCAGTATCATTCAAGTATGGCAGGTGTAATTAATGTAACTGACGTGTCATGATAGGTAATATATAAAAGAGGTAAATTGTATATTTATTAATGTCTAGATAGACACGAATACAACGGATACATATCTTTAAAAAGTTACCATTGCTATGGCAGTAAAAATAGAACTAAAACGTAGTTCTGTACCTGGAAAAGTACCGAGTGTTGGCGATTTAGCTCAAGGAGAGTTAGCAATAAACACCTATGACGCGAAAGTCTACTTAAAAAAGGTACAAGGAACATCAGAATCAGTCGTTGCTTTAGCAAGTACTGACAGTAGCGGCTCAGTAATATCTGCTTCTTATGCAGCCTTTGCTAGTCAGGCAGGTTCAGCCACATCCGCATCGTATTCTAACAATTCTACAAGCGCATCTTTTTCTAATTTTGCCCTTACAGCATCGTATTCGTTAAATATACCAGCTACATCTAGCTATGCCTTAGCTGCTTTATCGTCATCTTACGCGGTAACAGCATCATACGCCTTAAATGTACCTACTACTTCTAGTTATGCTTTAAATGCTTTGACAGCATCTAACGCATTAACAGCATCATCAGCTGATAACTTTAGAATTAGAAACGTTCTTACGGGCTCAGACGCTTTATTTACTGGAACAATAACTGCTCAGAAAATTGTAGCACAGATTATAACATCTTCTATAGTTTATAGTAGTGGGTCTAATATATTTGGTAATAGCCTGACAGATACTCAACAGTTAACAGGCTCAGTAGGTATTACCGGAAGTTTAAAAGTTACTTCTAATACTGAATTATCCGGAAGTACAACAATTACAGGTTCGTTAATCGTATCAGGTACTACTAGCTTAGTAGGAGGAACTGGGACTACGCTAATGACCATGAATGCCGACACAATGGTATTCTCAGGTTCATATTTCTCTACCGGTTCAATTGAGAACACAGGAAGTATTAACGTATTAGGTACGGTTAGAGCTACATCTTTTACTGGAAGCTTATTAGGAACAGCTTCTTACGCTGATTTTGCTACAACTGCTTCTTTTTCTACCTTTGCTTTAACAGCATCTTACGCTATAATAAGCACAAACCCTATTGTAGTAACAAGCCCAGGCGGTATTTACTATATTAATGGAGTTGCTAAGCCTATATT